CTATTAATCATCTAATAAACCAAACTGTTTAGCAAACACTCTCATAGCTGTACCACCGATACTTTGCCATGTACTGGCTTTAAATTTATGATTAAATAATCTTTCGTTTACATCTCCCTGTAGGCTTAATTTAACTAACTCATGTCCAAATTGTTCTCTAGTTAAACCTTGTGTAAATAACCATGAAGACTCATCCCTATATTGTTGCCAAATATTATTTAAAGCTTGTTGATTCATAGAAAAATTATTTAATGCATTTATTCTATTAGCTTCATTTTGTGCTGCTGTATTTATAGTGTTTGTTTGCCTACGCCAAGCTGCATTTGATTGATTAATCTGAGCAGTCATTGTAGAATTAAATTTATCTCTAGAATCAGCAGTAGACACATTAAATCTTGATTGTGCATTTGTTTGATCTACATTAAATTGTTTCATAGCAGCTACTCTATTTGCATTTTGTTGTGCTACCTGAGCTCCTAGCTGTGCAAAAAATTCATCTACTTGATTTTCAGATTGTGCATTAAATTGTTTTCTAGCATTGTCAGCAGCAGCATCATTAAATAATGCTTGTGTTTTTGCCTGATACTTTAATACTTCGCCCTGCTGTTTATTGCTTAATCCTTGTAAATCTAAATTTAAAAAAGCCTGAGCATTTAGCACTTCAGCTTGTTGTCTATTATTTAAATTAGCCATATCCATATTTGCATAAGTAGCGGCATTGCTAATAGCAGTTCTCATTTCTGCATCTAAATCTGCTAAATTTAATGATTGCATAATTTGTGCATCTGCTAAATTACGTTGTTGTTCTTCTGTAAATTTAAGATTATTTACTTCTGCTATTCTAGCAGCATTTATTACAGCACTCTGTTGGTCATTAGTTAATTCTTGCCCTGTTAATGCAGCATCTACCTGAGCCTTTGCAAGTCTTCTTTGTTGTTGAAAAGATAAATTAGACATAGCAAAATTAACGTTGTTTACAGAGTCTTGCATTATACCTTGTTGCTCATTGCTAAGATTTATATTTTCTATTTCAGAATATTTAGCAGCATTTGTAATAGCTCTTTGTTGTTCAAAGTTTAATTCTCTTTCTTGTAAAGAAGCTCTTAACTGTGCATTAGCTAAAGAAGCTTGTTGCATGTTTGATAAACTTTGTGATTGTAATTTAAATCCATTAGTAGAATTTTGTAAAGCTTGTTGCTGTCTATTGCTTAAATCAGATAAACTTAATTGTAGAGCAGCAGCCTGATTTGCTAAAGCTACTTGTTGTTTGTTATTTAAATTAGTAAGATTTATTTCTCTAAATACTTGAGCATCTTGTGCAGCTATAGGTAGGGAAGACTCCATAGCAGCTTGCATGATAGCAGCACCTGCCATAGAACTTGCAGATAGACCTCGTTGAGCCATCATAGCTTGAGCATTACGAATAGCTCCAGCAGCATATGGTGGGGTTTTACCATCTGCAAATTGTGCCATAAGGTTTTCAAGCTGTCCTTGTACTGTAGCTTCTACAGGCACATCAGACATTTCTTGTGTTATGGCTTCTGCTGTAGCTCTAGTCTGTTCATCTGTACTAGATTGTGCAGCTTCCATTACCGCATTATCTCTTAGCTCTGTCATAACTTGAGCAGTGGCTTGGTTTGCTGTTTGTGGGTCTAATTCAGGAACAGTATCGCCTATATCCATTGACCTTTTAGCAGCTTGTATCTTATCACTATAAGTTCCAGTATAATCGTCTACAGAAGGTGTTCCTCTTCTATCTACTTCTGCAACAGTATTAGAATCAGGAGCATCTGCTTTTTTAACTTCTATACTTTCTGCTGATGGTGCTTGACCTATAATAGACTCTCCTACTACAGGAGTACCTGTTTGTCCTGTAACATCATCTGTTAATTGATTTAGTGTTTGAGCAGTAAATGCTTGGTTTGTTACATTTGCATTAGTATCTGTAGTAGCCGCTACAGTATTAGCATTTTCTTTAAAGTTATAGCCTGCAGCTTGTAGGGCTTTAATCTGTTCATCACTAATTATATCTGTTAATGCAGCCCTATCCGTAGTTAAGTTGACTCCTGCGGTTGTTTCTAATTCACCAGCACCTACTTGTATATCTTGTGCACTAACTTTAGACGTAGACATTAAATCAGGAGTTTTTCCTGAAAGACCTGCTAGATGATCCATTTGATTTAAAACATCACCAAATCTAGTTTCTAAAGGACCTCCAGCTCCTCCAGTTACAGTATCGTTACCAGTGCCTCCAGTTATAGTATCATTACCAGTGCCTCCAGTTACAGTATCTGGTCTAGGAGTACTTTGTATAGTTTGTTGTCCAAAAGTAGGAGAGTCAGGATTCATGTCTTGTAATACTATATCAATAGTAGTTGCTGTTTGAAATCTATTTACTTCTTCCCACCTAGGGTTTGTATTTTTATTCTCATCCTCTGTTTTTAATGTAGCTTCGCCTTCTGTATCTTTTGTTGAAGTACGACTTCCTATTTCATTACCATCATAATCAAAATATGTTCTAGTCATAGTACCATCATCATTTGCTACTTGTTTTGTTGCAGTTATATCTACTTGCCCTCTATCTTTGTTGCCTATAGTTCTACCGAACATGTCTACAGACGTGCTAGTGCTTCCAAAATCATCTATTTTAGCAGGTTTAAGATTAGGATCAACCTTAGGCTGAGGCTCAATCTTAGGTGCAGGATCAACTTTAGGTGCAGGATCAACTTTAGGCTTAGGCGGAATTCCTAAATTTGATAAATTTGGAATAAAACTATTACCACTTAAACTTGATAAATCCATACCTGGAATATTTACATTTCCTAAATTAACATTTGGTTGTGTTGTTGTATTCATATTGACTGGAGCAGGTGGTTGAGTCTGTGCTGGAGGTGTAGCCCCTGTCTGTGTTAGGTTAGGAACATTAGGAAGGTTAGGTATATTAGAAAGATCAGGCATAGTAAACCCACCCATAAACATGTTTTGCCTAGCCTCTAATTCGTCTAATCTTTTTTCTAAATCTGTCTGTTTTGCCATTTTTTATCCTATGACTAATTTTAATAATAACCCTATACTACTTGCAGATGCCACTATGATAATTGTTTCTATTCTAGTTAGTCGTTTTTCTATCAAAAGGTATCTGTCAGCACATGCGTCTACGTGTGATTCAATTTTCTGGTTTACAGAAGCTACTGTTGGTTTCGTTGGCATTATAAATCTTCTCCTTTGTAGTTTTTTAAAGATTCTGGTAACTGTGGAAAACCAGGATCGTCATAATCTAAAGTAGCATTATTTAAGTCGATAATTCTTTGTTCCCACGCTTCTTTGTTATTAGGATCACCATTATCTATCCTACCTTGTGCAAACTCTATTTCTAAAATTTTGGATTCTTCCCATACAGTTTTTATTCTATTTTTAATTTTTTCTTTTTCAGCACCTTCTGGTATTTCTCTTTTTTTAGGAGTATGATATAATTTACCATCTATTCTTTCTACTACAGGAGGAATTTTTTCTTCATAAATTCCTAAAGAGGGTGCTGATTCCAATTCTACCTCTTCAAAACCTAAACTTGATAAATCTTCACCAGGGTAACATTGTTCTAAGTTATCTTGTCTGTAAAGAGAATTATCTACAACTTCTCCGTTTTTTACTTTTACATAATGTTTCATTTATTGGTCAGCCGTATTTGTTGATGGGTATGCCCTTCCAGCTCCCCATATAATTCTTACACCTGCATCTGATCCATACCCTGCGCTAGGGCTAGGACCCCAGCCATAGGCAGCTCCAGAACCAGCAGCACCGCCACCATAGTCTCCTCCATCTCCTGTTCGATTACCAAAATTAGTAGAAATAGTACTGTAACTACCTCCATCTTCCCCAGCTTGACCGCCAGAGCCTCCACCGCCACCACCAGCAGAAGTACCAGCAGCACCATTACTACCTTTACCTGCAAGACCAATTCCACCTGCTGCACCTCCATAATTACCATAAGGAGCACCAGCACCACCAGAGCCTCCAGAACCTCCTAAACCTTCATTTCCAGCACCATTAGTTGAAGAGGCTGGTCCTGGTCCATCACTATCGTAGCCAGCAGAAGCACCCCCTCCACCATGCCCATTAGCACCACCATTACCACCACTATATTTACCAGTACCTACAGAATAATTTGAATTACCTGCATTAGGATCAAAACTTCCACCAGGAGAACCTTTTTCTGCAGCAACTTGAACACTTCCACCATAGCTTACAACTACACCTCTATGAGACGTACTACCACTTGAGTTATCAGAATCATATTCTATAGATACACTCTGACCAGCAGCTACAGCAATATCATTTTTATAAGCTAAAGCTGCCCCACCTCCTCCAAATCCAGGAGTCACTTGATTAGATAATACATACATAGGTCCACCACCTTCGCCTACTGCTACTACACAGATGCTTGATACGCCTGCTGGCACTTGCCACGATGTACTACCACTGGAACCTGAAAAAACTACCTGACCTGGGGCTGCTGCACCAGAAAAAGTACCTAATACCATTTGTGTTATACCACTCATAAAACTCTCCTAACTTACATTACCTGTTATTACGCAAACTGTTCCACTTATAAATAAGATAGTTGCTATCCCTCTAGTAGCCAACGTTACAGTATTTTTATCTGTATTTGTTCCAGAAATATATGCTGTAGTAATAGTACAAGTTACAGTAATATCTCCTGATGTATCATTGTATAATGAAATAACATCTCCTTCACTAAACGTACTATTTGGAATTGTTATACTATGTTGTACTTGAACAAATTTACCTACATCGGCTGTAGCTAATGTATAACTACTGCTTTTAGCTCCTACATTAGGTACATTTAAATAGCCAAAATCACCCCAACTTAAAGTATTAGAACCATTTGTTTTTAAAGCTTGTCCGTCTGTACCATCTGCATTAGGCAGTGCCCATATTTCGTTAGACGATATAGAATCTGGAGCTTTAAATCCTACGTAATTTGCACCATTAGCTGCTAACTCTTGGAATCTTAATTCTGTACCATTTCCTGCACTAGTGCCATGAGGTGCCATACTAAGACCGCCTGCAGCTACAACTGCTGTAGTATCATTACCATCTTCGTCATATTCTATACTAAAATCTTTACCTGATCCTAAATATAGTTTTTTATCATCTTCTATAAGAGCATCACCATTAATACTTAATGTGTCATTTCCATCTTCATCATATTCTAGGCTTACATCTTTACCAGAACCGAAGTATAGTTTTTTATCGTCTGCAAGAGTTATATCGCCTGATATTAAAAGAGTATCTATACCATCTTCATCATACTCCATAGACACATCTTGATCATTACCAAAATATATTTTCTTATCGTCAGCAATATATACATCACCCCATTCTGCAGAAGTACTGCCTAAATCAGCACCTCCTACATCATCAGGTAAAATAGAAGTTTCTGCTGTAAATGTATTTGTCCTAATACCAGAAGTACCATTATCAATAGCACCAAACCCTGAAGTTATAGAACCACCATCTAATGCTCCTACTGAAGTTATATTTGTTTGAGCAGCAGTTGTTAAAGTACCTGCAATATCACCAAAAGCAACATTACCTACTGTACCACTAAATACTTCTGAAGAGTTTGTAGCATCTGGAATAAATGTAAATGCACCTGCGGAATCATCATACCCAAAGAATCCTACTTTAGCGGCTGATCCATTATGCCATCTAAACTCAATACCCCTGTCTTTGTTATCATCAGAACCAGGAGCAGAATCACCACCTAATGTAAATATAGGATCATCTATGGTTACTGTAGTTGAATTTACTGTTGTTGTAGTTCCATTTACTGTAAGATCACCAGTAACAGCCACATTACCTGCAGCAGTTACATTAGCACCACTAAATGTTAAAGCAGTGGTAGTTCCTGATTTAATTATTAAATTACCTGAAGTATTAGTAGCACTACCGAATGTAGTACCATCATCTTTAAAAAATACATCTCCTCCCCCAGCGTCTAGAATAACGTCTGTAGTAGCATCTAAAGTTAAATCACCACCAGAATCTATTTCAGCAATAACAGGAGTTGTTAATGTTTTGTTTGTTAAAGTATCTGTTGTAGCTTTACCTACTAATGTATCTGTAGCTGCAGGTAAAGTTAAAGTAACGTTACCACCATAAGCAGAATGTGCTGCAGATTGTAATTGTGTATAATGAGCATTGCTTGATTCACAATAAAATTTAATATTAGAAACAGAACCACCATTTTTAAGAACAATTTCACCTGTTTGTATATCTACATTACCATCTATTCTTACAACACCTGTTCCATTTGGTGTAAGGGCTATGTTACCATTTGATGTAGAAACTAAAGCATTACCATCTACATCTAAATCACCACCTAGTTGTGGAGTACTATCTTCTGAAACATTAGATATAGCACTTGATGTAGCAAGACCTGATACTAAAGTACTTCTTGTTATTTTCTTTAAACCGCCACCTGAAGCGTCTACAGCTAATAAAGTATCTCCAGAAGCAACTGAAGATATTTCAGCTAAATCAGTTACAGCCGTAGGATTATAATTTGTACCATCGGCAATAAGTAAATGACCTGCAGTGTTAGTAGCCATAGTAAGATCATCACCAGATATAGTAAGATCACCACCTACAGTAACGTTACCTGTAGTAGTAATTGTATCTATATAAGCATCTTTCCATCTAACACCTGTTGTGCCTAAATCAACATCACTATCCGATTGTGGACCAAATATATTATCAGCTAAATATACTTGTTCTGTATTATTAGCATAGAAATGTATTTCGTTAGCTGTTTCAAAATCTATTTTAGTTTGATCATCTTCACCAATTTTAATATCAGTAGCTAGTAAGGAAGTAATACCTGTCTGTGCTGCATCTACCGCTACAGTTACAGTATTAGAAGAACCTGTTGTTGTTACGCCAGTACCGCCTGCAATAGTAAGAGATTCACTATCTAAATCAATACTTAAAGCTCCGCCTGAATCTCCTTGAAAATCTAAATCTTGAGCTGTTACTTGTGAATCTACATATGCTTTAATAGATTGTTGTGTAGCAAGTTTAGTAGCAGAATTAGAAGACATATTATCTTCATCGGCTATATCTGTAATAGTTACTGAACCATCAGATAAAGACCCAAAACTTAAAGTTCCAGACACATCAACAGCACCATTCATATCAATGGTGGTAGCAGCTATTTGTATTTCTGTATCAGCAACTAAATCTAATTGTCCATCAGCACTAGAATATAGATATATTGCAGTATCTCTAAACTGTACTTTTTCTGTAGTGCTTAATAGTATGTCATCAGAAAATTGAAAATAATCTTCATCTTCCATCCAAGTAATAACACCATCATTAGAGTTAGCATTAAATGTAACTGCTATATCTGTGTCCGCACCTGTACCCATACTGATAGCATTGCTGTATAGTGTTGAAAGGGGTCCACCATCACCTGCTGTAGTACCATCATGGGTATGCCCAGTAGATACATGAAAAGCTGCTAAAATAGCATTAAATTCATTATTACTATGAGCTGCTGTTATTGTATCTCCTGTAGTAAAACTCGATTGTCTTGCTGCGTATACTGCCATTTTTTATCTCCTACCTGCTGCCGCAAATTCTAAACTAAACCCTCTCAATGAGTAGGGTGCCGATGTTTCATCAGACTTTTCTGTAAATTGTACTGCTACCGCAAATCCTGAACCTGTTATGGGTTGCCTACTTAAAACAAACTCTGCCCCACCATAAGAGGATGTTCCATATGTTGCTGATCCATATAAAGCTAAATCTGCAGTACCTGTAAACGCTATACTGTCTGGATTTAACACTTCGTCTGATCCAAAATCATATTCTAGACCTAAATTAGTATTTAATGAACCTTCTGGTCTATAGTTTAATATAGCTCTATGAAATCTTTTTCTAATACCAGGATCACCCATAGTTAAGTGAGCTGACTTATATCTTGCCTGTAGGCTTAAAGAGCCATCTGAGGCATTAGTAAATGTATTGCCTGATTCTTGTTTATATACATAGCCATCGTAACCACCATGTACTGTATGCTCAACATCAAGAATATACCCATTATCTGCACAATTAGGTTTTATTCCTTTTAAATCTGCAAACTCCCATCTATCTCCTCTAAACACCGCTATAACACCTGTAGCCTCTGCTTCTGTAGCTGTTTCTGAAAAAAATAATCTATATTGTGTTTTTGATTTTATAACTAAAGAAGTAATAGTAGCTGCTGCAGTAGCAGAATTTTGTGCTGTAAATCTTCTTTGTACTGGTCTAGATATCACTCCTAATTCTACATCGCCAATTTTTTCTGTACCTGCAATAGTTCTTAAACCATCTGCAGCTAGGAAAATAATATCACCACCTACTTCTTGTATACTTTGTGGGGCAACACAACCTACGTTAGTTGTTACTGGCTGCATTTGAAAATCTGCTTGACTGTTTCCTACTATTCTAAATATAGCATTATCACAAAACACATAAAGCTGTTCCCTAAATACTTTTAATCCTGTTATAGTTCCTGTTACAGATATTGAACCTGCACCATTAGCAGCAGTAAAATCACCTTCTGCATAAGGAGCAGAAAATATTAATTTTTGTGTTGCTGCAGACATACCTGCGTAGAAAGCATGGTTTCTAAATATTTTTACATATTTAGGATCAGAAGGAGCTCCAGTAGCATTTATGTCTGTTACTGAACTATTATCATATGAAGAAGCATTGTTAGCACCATCTGCCCATATTATTTTATCTGTGCCACTCATATTATATGTATCAAAGTCATATCTGCCTGCACTAGTTCTGCCTGAGTCTATTTGAGTAACTGAACTTGTACCTGAAGGAACTTTAAATACTTCTGTACCTCTAGCTGCTATAACTTGATCTTTGTAAATAGCAGTCATAAGTAAAGAACCTGTAGTGCTTCCAGAAGTTATTGCATTAGTATTAAATTTAGCAAAACCTGATATACGCCTATATCCACCACCTATATCTGGTTCAAAATTTCTTAATTCCATAGCTTCGCCAGGCTCCATTTCAAATTGAGATTTATTAAGCACTAAGCCTCCTTTGCAATTAACTACATATGGTTGCAACATATCTGTCATTAGACTGCAAACATATAATTTTTACGATTTATCAAATCTGTTCTCATTCGTTGTAAACCAAAACTATATTCCTGTAAGTATACTTGAGCTAACTGTGGGTCAGATCGAGTAAGTAATGTATAATAGACAGCTCTTTTGACTATCAAATCGTGGTAACGAGTCGGTACACTAGGCGTATCATCTGACGCAGATAAGTCTGTTGGGGAAGTATAATAATCAAACTCCACAGTATAAGAGCTTTTATCTGGAACAGGTGAGACCCCAAACGTAAGTGCTGAAGTAGAAGCAACAGTTCTATATACATACTGTGGTTCTGCAAAGTGGTCAGGGTTTTGATTTTTATCTGTTCCAACTATTCTTTCTCTCCATTCATCCTCATTTAAATATCTTAATGATTTAGGATGAACATCTTCTTTTACACTAACATTATCTACCAGTACTGTAGATGATGCAGTTTCGTTTTTAATTGTTAAATAATGTGCTGTAGCAGAAGCTTCAAATGTGAAGCTGTGATAGCTAAGATCGCCTTCATCGTTTGATCCTCCTGCAGAAGTATATGTACCTGTAGATACATCTGTAGCTAAAGCACTTGTTCCTACTGAAACTGCTAAACTAGGACTTATTGCTGTGCCTGAAGTAGAAGCATTTTTCATAGCAAATGAAACCATATATGTTCTACCTCTAGTTAAAGAAAGCTCTTGGTATACAGCACTAGTGCCAGTACCTGCTGCTAAAGATAGTGAACCTGAAGAGTATGTAGCACTTCCAGTACCTGAGTTAGATGCAGTCCAATTAGTTATGTTACTTGTAAACTCTCCATTAGTTGTTAGTTCTGTAGGTACTAAAACAAAACTATCCCAATCTATTGTAGAAGCTGCTGTAGTAACTGTATACTCTTGTATACCAGCAGTTAAAGCCTGTGTGCCTGAAGCGTATAAATAAGACCACTCTACTTCTGAAGTGGCTATATCTCTTATAGATTTATTTACATTTTCTTTTACTGATGTTTGTATTCCTACTGTAGCTGCTGCAGAACTTAAATCTGCAGAAGTAGCCAATGTAGGTTCATTTAATTCTGTTAATACGTTATTTACTAGTGTAAGAAATGTAGCCATGTTTTGCCTATGTTGTTAGAGGATTGTATATCAGCTCTACACCTGCTATTGCTGTTACTGTGCTTGCTGTTCCTGCTGTGACTGTTACTTTGTCACCTGCTTCTAATACTAGAAACATATCTGTTAGACTTATATACCCTTCTCCGTCTATAGACTTAGAACCTGTAATAGGGTAGTAGGTAGTAGCTGAAGAGTCATACCACTCTAGCATCGCTGTTTTTGCTGATGCGTTTACATTGCCTACGTTTATAAATCTTACAATCCCTTTAAAATTGCTAGGACAAGTATATACATCTGTCCTGCTTGTATTTCCTGGTGTTGCTGCTGCTGAGATAAAAGTTGACTCAGCCATGTTTTAATCTATGGTATATAAACCACCCTATCGCAACATTAATAGGTAATAGGCTTAGAAAAACTGTGTATTCTTGTAGCTTAAAAGAAGCTATTCCTAAATACAAAAAAAGCACCATGAAAATACATAGGCTTATTTTCAATAATTCTATTCCTACTGTTTTAATCACTATTCTACTGTTTCGTTATCTTGAGTAGAAATTTCTATTGTTATAGCTTGTGATTCTGGAATATCAGCGTTCAACATAATTCTTGAACTACCGCATCCTACTAGAAAAACAGAAACTATAAAAACTAAAAATAAATTCTTCATAATTTTTCCTTGTGTAAAAGGTAGGGGGCACTTAATACCCCCCACCAAAGACATTATTTAGGCATATGTGTCGCCAGACTCAGAGTCACCCATTCCGTCAATGTCAACTAAAATAGCCCATACTCGGACTTTAGAGTTAACATTAGCAGTAGCAACAGTTACATCTAGTGTATCTGCTGCTGCATAAGTAACAGCAAGTTCAGCAAGAGCATCACCTGAAGTCATTTGACCTGCAGATTGAGTAGCAGCAGCAACATAAGTTACTGTGCCATCGCCTAATGCCAAAGTACCAGTTCCAGTACCTGCAGTGATCACATCGATCCCTGCACTTAGTACAACAGAATTAGCTGGTACGTTAATTGCTTGATAGACATCTCCACTAGTTAAAGCGGTAGATGTGCCATCAATAACAGTTGATTGTGCGTAAACTTTAGGTACTCCTCCAGATGAGGCGTGCCCTTGTCCAGTTCCAGCACCAGTTTGTGTTAATGTAGCCATTTATCTTCCCCCTTAATCTAATTTAACGTAGGCTTGAGCTATGGATTCAGTTCTAAGAACTTTCCTACCATAAACATGAAGACCACGAACAATATCAGCAAAAGAATCTGTGTCTCTCACTACTTCTGTTTTTGCAATTTGTGAAGCTGTTGCAACACCGCCTTGGTGTCCAGCTAGAACAACATGTACATCAGAAGTACTAGCAGAAGGCATATTATTAGACTTATAAAGTCTAAAGCCATTTACTAGTTGTGGAACAACTAAACCATTTCTAACTTGTGAACTACCTTCATTTAAGAAGTTAGCGTCAAGTAGTTTAGAACTAGTTTGCTGTAGCTCTTCAAAGAATCTTGGAGCAGCTACTGCCCATCTGTTGTCTGTAGGAACGTTACCATCGTCTAAAAGTCTGCCTAGACGAGCAAGTACGTTTACAGGATCAACTTCATCGGTGTCGAAACCAGTGTCGATTGAGTTTGTTGCGTGGTCAGCACCATACGTATTGCCTGATGTGACTTGTGATTGAATGTTAGATAGAACTTCACTATCGTAGCTGTCTTTAAGTGCATAAGCACCTGAAGATGTAGCTAGAGTTTCAAAGTTGATGTGTCCTTGTCTTTCCTCAATATCATCTACTTTAAAAGCAAATGCATTAGCTTTGTCGACTGTTAATTGAATTTCATCGTCAGCTAAGTCTTGAGTATTTACAGAGGAACCTCTAGTATACGCAGAAACTGTGATAGTGGGTTCTTTTATGATTCTAACAGTGTCGCCAAAATTTTCTATTTCTCCAAAGTAGTCAGTGTTGGTAATATCCTCAACAACTGAAGCTTTTCGGAAGAATTTAAGAACTTTTTGACTATAGATTTCAGGTAAGAAATTACCTGAAGGCAGGTTGGTATATCCTGCGGCAGTTGAGATAGCCATAATTGAATCCCCTTATAGTTAAAGTTAATAAATTAACGGATTCTACCCTCTCTTCTTGCTAAGTCGATTTCCTTTTCGTACTTTTCAAATTCGTGAGGTTTCATCCGTCTGATTTCCTCAGCACTCCACTCTTTCTTGCCTTTGGCTGGTTCCGACTTCTTTTTAGTAGGAACAAAGTCAGCAGCAGTATTAGTGGCTTGCTTTTTTGATGTACGAGAAATACCTTTATCGGCTTTATATAAATCTATAACTCTAGCAGCCCATTTAGCGTCAGTGTTATTTTTAGTAACTCCATCTGCTATGGAAGGTGGTTGTTCTTCTAACCAAGTACCAAATTCTTCTTCTGCTTTAATCTGCATAAAATCAGGATGTAGTCTAAGAAGTTCCTGTTCTGCCTTTTCTTTAGTTAGGCGTTGTCGGTCTCCTTGTAAGTCCTTAATTTCATCTTGCAGAGCTTTGGTTTTATTCTCAGCTTGAGAATGAGCCACAGTCTCAATAACATTATATACATCAGGATATTGCTCTTTGAATTGTGTTAATTCTTCAGGCGTTTTAGGTGGTGTATAATTAGCACCTCCCCCTGATGCTTGCTTTGCCAAGTCTAAAAGCTCTTGTTCTTTACCTTTAAACTCTTCTATTTTAGCATCATAATGCTTTTTTAAATCATCATACCTCTTTTTGTAGTCATGTTCAGGTTGTTCTGATTTGGTAGTCTGCTCTACAAAGCTATTTGATTCTTCCTTAGAAGTAGCTGCTTCTGGAATTTCTTCTTCAGCAGGGTTCGATTCAGGATCAGGATCGTCTAGCTCTTTTCTGTAAGCCCCTTGATATGGAGCTGGTTCTAAATTTTCTTCTTCCTTTTCTAGTGTTTCTTCGTTCATTTTTACCTCATTGGGGGCTTTACTTTCTCCGTAAAGGTAGCCCATTCAGTTATTAAAGAGACAGGGTTGCTTTCGCAAGTAGCTGTCAACTAAGTGTTGGGTCTTTCACCAACTGACATAAGACCCCTGTTGTTCATCGTTTCGAGAACATTAGAGCCTATATATTCTGTTAAATTCTTTGGTATAATATATTCACCATTGTGTACATTTACTGGAACTTTACCTCCAGATTTTAGATTCTTGCCTGCTTTCGTAGCAGCTCTTGAGAGCATGCGATTTATAGTATCTTTACCATAAAGGGCTACAGCAGGCTGAGAGAGTACGTAATCTCCCTCTTTTAAAGTCATAGGAACATCATCTGCCCTTGCAGATGGTGGAGCTTTGCCTTTTTTGTTGACAAGTCCATAATTACCTTTATTATACTGTACATTCCCACCCTTGTCAAGCGAAATTTTGCCACCTTGCTTTATTCCTCTAAAGTTAGTTACATCAAAACCAGAATCTTTAAATTCTTGTTGTATCTGTTCTTGTGATTTTATTACACCTGTATAGTATTTAATATCAGATATTTGATTTTCTGCAATATAAGCTAAATCAGCCATTAGTGCTTCATACATCTGTGCTATACCTTCTTCAGTAGCTTCAAAACGCCTACGATATACTTTACCCCCATCTTGTGTAGATTGATCTTTACCATCAAAATAGTCTAATCTATTTAAGAACATATCTTGAGCAGATAATCCTTCTTGTTTTATATCACTTAATGTATAGTAAATACCTCTACCAGAAGCTTCTGAATAGTGTATTTGTAAATCGCCTTTAAAATCAAAACCTGTTGTTTCTTCTAATTCTTGTAAATAAGGTACTAAAGGTTGTAATAAACTTTCAGCAAATTCTACATTTTCTGGTTTTGCTTTATCAGGATTATAGTCTCCTTGAGAATATTTGTTTACTTCAAACTTATCAAAATCAAATGATGCATAACCAGATTTATTAGATGGTTTTTGACCTAACCCCATAAGTAATTGAACTCCCATAACAGCCCAACCTAACGGATTTCCTGCGGCTAGTAAGCCTCCTGCTAAACCTGATATAGCTGCTTGTTTTACATCTCCAGTTCTAATTAATGCAATTACTGCAGCTAAAGTACCTCCACCTACACCAGCTATTGTAGAACTAGCATAATCTTCTATAGCTCTTGAACCGAAAGTTTCTAAAAGTTTTGTGCCTACAAATTCCGTACCTAGAACAGTAGCTGCAGTAGCAGCCCCATCCATAAGTACTTCTTCCATGTCTGCTCCTAAAGCTAAAGAAGTTAACATCGTAACAGAAGAACTCATTAAAGCGTTCATATTTGTAGCATGCGTTTTTAGAGCTTTATATTCTTCAGGGTTTAATAATTGTTTAGCTGCATTATCAAAACTAAAATCTTGTTTAATGATTGAATCAAATGCAGGAAGAAGGTCTTCAGATATTCCTGCTCTCCATACTTTATTTACAGCACCATCTACAATATCTGTAGCTGTAAAACTTCCTGCTGCTGCAATAAGTCCTTTTTCTGTATCACCAGTAAGAAAAGCTGTAGTTAAGCCTACAAAAGCATCATCAGCTATACTTCCAAGTGTAACATTAAAAGCATGATCATCTGAAGTAAATAATGTTTGTTTTCCTAGTTCGTTAAACCAACTTTCTGCTGTATTAATACTACTATTCTTTTCAGCATCTGCTTTAGTGTTTGCGTCATCAAATGGGTCTATACTGATTTGTTCATCTGTAGCAGCTAGTAATTTATTTCCATCCTTATCTGTTAACCAATCTAAGCCTGTACTTACTTCTATGTCGTTTGTAAAAAACTTTTGATTTTCGTTTAAAGGACCAATATAATCTGTAGGAACATAATCTGTTAACCAATCTACATTAAATTTAGATTCAGGAGAAACTATACCAGTCATATTTCTAATATCAGAAAGAACATCTTGATAACCTACCCAAGATATACCATGCTCAATACTAAGTAGTTCAGCATTAGGGTCATTAGCTAAACGTAGCTCATTAGTTTCCTCTACCCAAGAATCTACTCTTGTTCTAAAATCCTCATCAAAAAAGTATCTTTGGTCTGTATTTTGTAATTCTTTAAATATGTTTACATCGTCTTGAGTTAATGTAGTAGGGTCTAATTTATCTATAGACCAAAAATTAGCTATATCTGTACCAGAAGCAGTAGCCCCTCTTAACCTATCCCATTTTTCTCTTTGAGCAATTTGATATACAGTCCAAGCATCTGAAAAAGTTCCTATAGCATCTGTAACGCCTTTTATCCTGTCTGTGTTAGCGTCTGGCGTAGGTATAGGTGTAGTTCTGCTTAAATCTATACCTCCAGTTCCTTCACCACCATAACCAAATACATCTGCAAAAGAAGTTGATATTCTAGGGCTTACATAACCTTCTGGTGGTCTGAAAGAACTGGTGTCTGCAAGTTCTAATTTTTCAACAGTTTTATATTTTGGTTGTCTTGCTTCAAAATCTTCTATACTTTCATTAGGAGCAGGATTCATAGAATAGAATCCTTCTGAAGTATCTACAGACTCTGCTATTCTAGGACTTGTATATACACCAGTTTCATCTAATGTTTCATTAGGTAAAACTTTAGAAGTAGTGTCTGGTGCTAAAAATCCTGTTTCTTCATCTGGTAAAGCATCGATTGGGTTTTCTGCATCTGGTATAGTAGGATCAAGATCAGCTCCTGGTGGTATTCCTACTGGTGTATCAGGATCAATTTCTGTCAAACCTCTATCAATAGGGTCTACAGGGTCTATACCTACTTCCCTACCTTCAAAAGGATTCTCTACATCCCCACCTTCTTGCATATTTATAAAACCGCCTTTTGCTTTATTTAATAATATATTTCCAAAATCTTCAGTTCTTACAGGAGTCTGTTTATGCCATAGGGAATTTTTAGCTTCTTCTGCAGCTTTTTCCCAATTACCTGCACTAAGATGTTCTATAGTTTTTTTATGTTTTTTAAAACCTGTTTCGCCTAATTGAAATACAGCACCTGTAATAGCGTCTCTAACATTTGTTAAATCTCCAACAGGTATATTAAATTGTTTTATTATGTTGTTAGCACCTCTCTGTGCAGTTTGATAATCTTTTAAAAATAATTCGTGAGCCTGTTCTTTAGTTAAAGTTGTAAATACTTCACCCTTTTTAATTTTGTGCCCATAGCCTATTGTAGGATTATCCATAGTGTCTGCATATACACTACTTCTAAATCCTTCTCTTTCTTTTACTAGTTCTATATGTTCGTTAGAGTTCTCCATCTTTTCTCTTAGATTCCGCCCTCACCCTGTCCTGTAATTGGAGTAACATTCCCAGTAAAGCCGCCTTCCCCTGCAGTTGGCGTAGTTCCTGTTCCGATTGTGCCACCACCAACGCCTGTTGGATCAGTTGGGTCTGCTCCTGCAGGAACTCCTTCAGGGGCTCCCATGTTTGGTTGTTGTTCACCAGGGGCAATAGCCTCTTCGCCAGTTGTTTGTCCATTTAAACCTCTTAAAATTTCAGCAAATATTTGTGCTTCGTTAACATCATTAACTAACTCATCAGGTTCCATATCCTGAGCTATTGCTAGTTCTTTAATCAACGTAGGTAATTTTACAAAAGGAGCAAGCATAGGATTAGATACTGTTTGTAGTAGCATCGTTAATCTTTGTGACCTTACTTCTTTCATCATTACAGACGTTGTGCCTTTAGGTTTAATCTCCAAATCACCCATTGTTGCATCTTCATCCTCTGAGAATTGCATATTCCACATGAACATGTTTTCTCCTAGAGGTCTAAGAAGATGATCATCTATATTTTTGATAACAGTTTTAATACCTAAACCTGCTGAACCCATTAACATAGATAATCCTGCTGCAGTACGACCAGTACCAGTCACGCCAGTTTGACCATGAACAATACTAGGTATACCTGTTTCTTCGTCAGCAAGTTGCCTTGCTTTGTCATACATCTGAAGGTTTTCTACTGCTGTACTAGGAAACTTAATTCCTGTAATACCAGTACCAGGAGCTCCAGATTGTCTCCTAAATATTTTACCAGGATATATATCCATAGACTGACCTGGTACCATCATGTTTTCGTCTACTTCAAAAATTAAATTGCCAGCCAGTGCTAAATTATCGATAGCCATACGAACATGACCATTCATTAGTAGCTGTGCATCTTCCATATTTTCAGGAACACCTATACCAAAAAATCTGTAGGGATTCTTTTCATATGGAAATACTTGATAAGGTAATCTTTCAGGTACAAATGGATTTAATACTACTCTTAATATTTGATTACCACATATCCAAGCATTTACTTGCACCTGATCTAAAGGTGATGTATTTTTTGGTAAATCTAATTGTATTTCTTCTGCCATAGCAGCATCTAATACACCCCAATATTCTAATACTTCAAACCTATCCTCATTATAGATAGGATCATTATCTGCATATAAATCGTTTTCAAAGTATCTTTCTTCATAGGAACTTCCCATAGTAAGACATGCTTCAATAGCATCTACATCAAAGAAAGGTCTATTTCTTAGAGCACGTAATTGTGATCTGTTCATTCTATGTCTTTCTATAATATATTCTGCATCTTCTAAACTTAATGCTGAAGGATCAGGATATAAATCCCAACAAGAAACGTGGCTTAATCTAGGCACGACTTTTTCTTCTGGATCATAGAATCTACCTTCATCGTCTGAAGACCATTTATGTATAGTCTTAGTATGGTTAAATGGTCCTTTTACAATACCAGTACCTAATAGGCACTGTTCAAAAAGTCCTTTTCTGAGTTCGGAAACTGCTGAAGCATCTAGTAATTGATCATGGATAAGTTTTTCCATTTTTCTAGCTGCTTCCTTGGCTGGAGATAGTTGTGGTTCCCCCATGTTAGATGGACCTGCGGCTAAATTAGCCTGAGCCATATCATCTTCATAAGGACCTAATTCTAGTTCAGTAGCTTCTGTAGCTCCTGCTGGTAATTCCCTACCATCTCCTTCATACCCATAAGGGTCTGACTGTTCTAATTGCTGATCTAATGGTGTTTCTAGGTGAACAAACTCTTCTACGCCTTCAGGCATAGGAGTAGACTCTACAGATATAGGAACTTTACCTTGCGAAAATAAAATATCTACTAACTGCCCAAAAGCAGCTAATACTTTTACTTTAGTTATCTTTACAGTAACTTTAGATCGTTCTGACTTTCTATAGTCTTCACTATCCTCAGAAGTTCCCCTGTAATTTTTATAAGCTTTGAGCCATCTTTGTTCGTCTGATAGACGACCATCTTCAGATTCTTTATACTTACCCTTTATGTAGCCTGCTAAACCAGACATACTCTCTTGAGTAATATCTTCCTGTTCGTCAGTGCCTACCAGTTCACCTAAATCAGCCATAATTAGTAGTCCTTTTGATCAGCCAAAGTATTGAAATTAGAATCTATTTGATTCTTTTTCATACCTTTAAGATTACCACCATCTACTGTGGTCTCAGCTCCATGAGACACGGAAACTTTATCCCAACCTTCTTTTTTCATTCTAGAAAGCTTAGACTCGTCTTCTTGTCCTAAGTCGCCTTGTTTATAACCTTGCATTAACGGCATTGTTTTCTCCTTTAAAGTTAATATCCAAAAATTGGATCGTTAGGTACATACCTATCATATTCTCTAGGTTTTCTAAATCTAGGATGATAGTATGGACTATTCACTAAACGTGTCATACACATATAGCGAAGTGCATCGTAAGCATGATCATCTGCTTTTGTATCTACATCCTCTGGGTTTGTTTTGCTTAGAGGTAATGTAGGTAGCGTTCTAATCAAATGCGTACAATTATTGAAGATACGTAAACGTGGTTCATCTAAATCATTATTTCCTAATCGTTTATGCATCTCTATTTTCCCTGCTAACCTATCTCGGTTAGAAGCCATAAATCTTAAATTTAATCTATTCATAGACTCAGCAATACTAAGCCCATGACCAGTTCGGCTAAAACAGGACTCATCCAAAACAGCCGTCTGGATTGTGGGATCATCATATTCAAGCTCAAGTATTCTTTCAGCTAACTGCTCCCCTGTGAATCCCTTGCCATATAATTCTCTATATATCCAAAGATTACCATCAAAATCGATTGCACCCCAAAGTACACAAGAAGGGCTAGAGTAACCATAGTCTGCAGCCCTAATACGAGCCCAAGAACGAGGAATCTCGAAAGGCTCAACCACATGTCTACTCCTATCAAACTCAGCAAACGCTGCACCATCCGTGACATCCCAGTCTCCTTCTAATAATCTTCTACGTTCTACCTCTGGTAGAGAGTTCAACATGGCTTCGTATTCCCCTGAAGCCATCAAATATGGATTGTCCGTTAATCTTGCTGGGATGAATCTTCGCTGGAAGAGGGGTTTTCCTGCTTTTTCTTCGTTACTAGACCCATAACGTAAGATACGATTCGATTCCACATCCCTAGCCCAAAAAGGAGTATTTGACTCGGAAGGGTCAATATACATTTTTTTAATCCACCAACCACCGACTCCGCCTGGGTTAGCAGTGCAACGCATGTAAGGTACAATGCTTTGATCCGTTGTACGCAGCCTTGAACGAAGGTATTCCCAAACGTAAGGAGTTGGGTAATGCGTGATTTCATCGATTGCAATCCAGTTAAAACTTTGTCCTTGATATCTTGTAACATCTGTATCTCTATCCAAATATGAAAATAAAATCGTAGCCCCAGATGGAAATATCCATGTCGATTTACTTTCTTTAAAAACGGCTTCTGGGAAAGCCTTCATATATAATTGCCTACTTTTGTCTATAAGCTCTGTTAGTTCGCCCAATGTTCTTCTAAGAAGCAACCCTCTATGATTTGGGTTGTGGGCATATCGTAATGCATCTGCAAGTAAGGCGTAGGATTTACCTCCACCTGCTGCACCTCCATAAAGAACATCTCTTTCAGGAGCTGCTAGGAACTCAGTCTGAGGACCCTGATTCGGATTGAACGCAACTTCCCTGTCCGCAACAAGTTCCTTCACCGCAGTTGGTGCATCCGCAAGGACATCCTCCGTTATCGCAGCTTTTCCCTGAAGACCCTTGTCCAGCGTCTTGAACTTCTCTATCTTCTCTTTCTTTAATTGCTTCTGCCTCTTTACTTGGTTCGTATGCTTCTTTATCTTCTTATCTCTATAGCGAATCTGTGCCATAGTAGCTCTGCGAGCTTTTTCTTTTGCTGAGAGATTGTATCTACCTTTCTCTCCTGCCTTTAGCTTAGGTCTTCCTCTTTTCTTATCTTCTGACAACTTCAGCCTCAACATCTGATAAATCTATAGCTTCTGCTTTCTTAGCAGGTAGCAATACAACAGCATGTACATGTTTATTCTCTGATACAATTTCCTGTCGTTTAGATATACCACATCTGTCTAAGATGTCTGTTGCTGCTTCAAATCGTAGTTTCTGTCTGGCGATAGGTTCATCATTACCACCAGATAGTGCATCTTTTATTTGTCCTACTGCATTGGCTGTTGTCGTTGCTAACAACTCTTTTGCTCTTTCTATTATGTGAGGTCGCATAGCCTTTGACACTGAAGACCTAGAGGTCTCTGAATAGCCTGCATGTAATAGACTTTGGGTTATGTTCCCAAAGGTTTTCTCACCCTCTGCAAAGTATGCGTCTAAGAAACCTTGTTGTTTCTCGGTGAGTTCTTTCGATTTTTTTCTTTCAGGTAATAACATTAGGACTTTACAGTAACCTCATGCTCTATACCTCTATATCTACCTAACCTGTAACTTATATGTGTAATCTGTTTTTTAGGGTAGGCAATACCTCTATATTTCTTTTCAAGACCTTTATATATAGGAAACATAGGGTATGTGATTACTTTTGTGTTTGTTCTGTATTCTGTTAACATTTCCATCTTCTCCTTGCTTGTCTAATCCTTGAATTAGGATCATTTCTTGTCTTGGCAGAACTGTTTTTTAATTGTCCTGCTGATCTTGCACAGTATGACTTACGCCTTTTAGCATCTTTGCTGCCTTTCTTTACATCACCAGTCACTGCTGTCTGTAGTTTAGAACCAGGATTTGCCCTTCTGTAGGCTTTAACCCCTTTTTCTGTCATACCTGCCCCAGATTCAGTCGATCTATAGTTACCTCCTGCACCTGTAGTTCTTCTAATAGGTCCACCTCCATTTCTTTTTAGAGTTGGATATACGCCCCCACCATATTTTTTATTATAAGAAACATATTTTTTTCCTACAGTAGCCATTAGTCCATAGGGTCTGGCATACGAGGATTAGGAACTCCTCCACCATATCTTTTATTTTCTGTAGTGTATGATTTAGCACCGCCACCATACATCATTTTTTTCCTATTAGAACATACATTACCGCCATGACCCATATTCTTAGCTGTCTTGGCTGCTCTAGCAAAATTAGCTTCAGTAGGTGCACCTTTATCACCTTTCTTTCTCATCTTCTCACCAGAACCTGCTGCGATTCTTTTACGCTTTGCGTGTATGTTTTCATATAATGACATACTATTTCCCCATCTTTGGATATATTTTACCGCCACTTGCATAGCGTCTATTATTACTAGTGTACTTTTTTATTTTACCGCCACCTTTTTTAGCTGTAATATTAAGTTCGTCTGTATCTTTACCGCCTTTTTTTGTAGAGGTTCTTGTTTTACTACCACCAAACGTTCCTCTTAAATTTATACCAGCCCTTTCTAATAGCCTTTCCTTTCTACCAAAAGAACCTCCAGTTACTACATTTGCGATACCTCTAGTTATAGCCCAGTTTTTTTGACCTCTATCTAAAGAATCCCACCATGCTTTGTCCTCGGCTTTTCTTTGTTCGTGTTTTTCTTTTCCATATTTCTCTCTGTAAGTTCTTGGCATATTATTTTCCCATCTTTGGATAGATACCGCCACCATACTTCTTATCCATAGAAGCGTAGATTTTACCTCCGCCCATTTTAGCTTTAGTTTTACCTCTTCTTTTTTTTCTTGTTTTAGGATTAGTATCACCTCTTCCTTTTACTAACCTACCTTCTTCTTTATCTACCATATGAGCATCAAGAGCCATGCCTGTTCCTGCTGCATCTCTATATTCTTGAGCTTTAGATTTTTTTCGTGACGGCACTGGTACTCCCTCGTCAAAATCTCTTCTATTTTTAAATTTCCTTCCTAGTTTTCTTCCTTTTGGTACTTTTGCTCCAAATGCCATATTTTTCTCCTTTTCGGCTTTATATATATATATATATGAAGGTGGGGGGTAAGAAAAACATTGCATTTTCCTACAAGGCTTGCAAGCACTCTTGTGGTCGGTTTTGCCTACTTGGGCATACCCCCCTAGTGACCCCCTTCATACTCCTTATTATACTCTATATATAGGCTTTTGTCAAATAAAAAAAAATTTTCTTGACAAATCTGTTATCTGGGTGTACAATAGGATTAGTCCGCCAGGGCTAATATATAATATATATAGGTGTAGGCAATTAATCCCCTCAGATATCCTCTGGGGGTTTTTTTATGTCCAATATAAAGGTAGGCAAAACTACTTGCGACCCATTCTCAACTAACTAAAAATTAGAAAAAATCTGGCATCTGTGTATACGTAAGTGTAGGTGGGGGGTACTGCCCCAAGCCCACCCCCAAGCTCATTTTTTTAGGTATATATGCGCATAATATATATTATGTCGGAGTTCCGCCAAATTCGCATTTCATAGTCTGTAAATCCGCCTAGTATTAAGAGTGTTCAGAAGTCATTTTTTTTTTAACTTTAGATGACAAATTGTTTTTTATATTGCGGTTAATATTTTTGGTGGTCATTGGAGGGCGGTGTGGCGTATCTTTTTAAAGGTAGTATAAAGGGTATACCAGTCCATATCCAAATATAAACAACAAGATACATATTAAACTGGCATAGAAAAACCCCACCGAATAATTAAACTCGATGGGGTCAGGGGAGGAAGTCTTTAAGTAGGCAATTATTCTATTACATGAATAGATTTTATACTGTCTACAATGTCTCTTGGTTTATCGATTGTTTTAACAATATCATTTCTTATAACTTCAATACTGGTGAATAGTCCAGTTTCAGAGTTATATATCTTTCCATTATGTTCAAAATCCCAAGATATTCTAGGCGTAACCTCATGAATATCAAGAGTGCAAGCCTCAGTTCCACCATTATCACCGCATTTAAGTAATAAAGCTTTACCTGCAATTACTCCATGATGTCCGAATGGTAAGTTATGCACCTTGAAAAACCGTTGGTCTCTTTTCAATAATCCCTCTTCATCAACCCATAAATCATTCACATCACCAAAGCTTACAACTTCAACCAAAC